CTTACAGACCATTACAAGCTCCTTTATCTACAAGAAGTTTTCCAGGTTCTCCTGGAACTGGTTGGACAATGATGGGAGATTATATGGTTAATGTTGATACTGGGGAACAAATAAATCCTAAAGAAGGTTATATGTTAGATGGAAAAAAAGTTCCTGGTACTTCTGTAGAGAATCAAACTACATATTTAGAAGATGTAAAAATACCGACTCAGTTTAAATAAGATGGAAAATGTCAGCAAAATATGGAAAAATCCTAAATCATCCAGACAGAGATCAGATAACTTCCAAATTAGCATCTGGTGATCCAGTACGTTCAGTAGCTTATTGGATTAAAAAAAAATACCCTAAAGATAAAAAATATCATATAGCTTTTCAAACTTTAGATGAATTTAGAAAAAATCATTTAAATATTAAAGGCACTGTATTAACTGATCTTAAAGAAAAATATAAAGAACAACAATTAGCTGAGGTAGAAGAAGAGCTTAATATTGTTGTAAATAAAAATAAAACTTATAATCAACTTAAAAAAGATGCGTTAAAAAAACATATTGACGTTGAAGAACGTATGCTTGAAATCTTTAATGTTATGGAAGGTAGAGTAGAACATTTATATAATCAAGCAATTCAAAATCCAAATAATTATAAAGGAGATTATGTTTTAATACAATATTTTGGTAAATTTCTTGATTATATAAAAGAAATAAGGAAATCAAGAGGAGAACCTGATCAAATAATTCAACATAATGTTACAGTTCAAGCTATGGATCATCAAGCAGCTATAATACAACAAGCTATACAAGAAGCTATAGCTGAACTAGATTTAGAAACAGGGTCTGTTGTGATGGAAAAAATAATATCTAAAATTGAAAAGCTTAAATATAAAGAAAGTAATATTATTTTAAATGATAAAGAAGAAAACCAAGTTGCTATGTTAGAAAGTAAATTTTTAAAATCAAAAGATGATGAAGGTTAAAATGATTAATAATTTCTTAAAAAAGAAGATTGCTAATATAAAAATATCTAACAAGAATTATAAAAATTTTCTTATTAAAGAAATTTATATGATGAATAAATTTGGTGTAAAAGATGATAAATCTTTATTAATATTTCATTATGCTTCTCAATATGTGCCAATTTTTACAAAATATATTTGTGGTAAATATGATAAAAAGATCATGTCAAATGTTTTTTCTTATGTTATGCAAAATTATAAAAATGTAAATTGTTCTGATGATATAAAAGAAATAATAGCTAAGTATTTTTCAAAATCTAGATTTGTTAAGATAGCTTATCCTAATTATGGATATGATCTTGAACCAATAAAAAAATATGATATGACTAAATGGAAGACTGCATTGAATGATATTATTATAAGAACAAAATTATATGGAGATAAAAATAACGCTACAGATTTTGTTATAAAAAATTGGAGCAGTATGGATGAAAAAAGAGATTTTAAAAATTGGGCAAAAAATCAAGAACAAGGTATAGGAAAATTATATAGAATAGCTTTGTTTGGTGAAATACCTGCAGAATTACAACATATTCCTGGACTTACTAATAAAAGTTCTATTGAGCCTATAAAAAACAATCCAGATAAAAATCGTAATGAACTTGTAAAACAAAAAGTTTTAGGAAGAATTAACTCTATAAAAAAGATTTTATCTACAAAAGATGGTCCTCATTTATTAGGCAATTCTTATTCTAGTATAATGAAAGCAATTTTAGAATTAGAAGGAGATATACTTGGAATAAGAACAATTTCGATGATTCAAGATGTTTTATATAGAACATCTAATTCTTTAAAAAAACAAGGTTGTGATAGCATCATAATAGAATCTTTAAATAAAATTGCACAGATGCCTTCTATTGACGCTATGCCTACAGATTTTGGAGGTGGAGGAATGGAAGCTGCACCTTCTGATCAAGCAGAAAATAATGAGGGTGGTAATTCGGCAGAAGAAGGTAAAAAAGCTTTAGATAGTTTTATTGAGAAAGTTAAAGGATATCCAACAAACGAAATGACTCCGGATAGTATAGAAAATAGATTTGAAGAAATAATTGATAATTATAAAGAAGTAAAAAAATCTTCTTGGTATAATTATGAAACGAAAGAATTTAAAGAATTAGAAAAATTTGCTGATGAAATTTTTAGTATAATAAAACTTGTAAAATTTGCTAATAGGAATGAAAAGAAAAAAGTTGGTATTTCAGATATAATTAGTTTGATTAAATTTGCACAAGAAGCAGCTTTAGAAAACATACCAGAAGAAATTTCAGATATGGAATTAAACCCTGAACCTGAATTAAATCCTGAACCTAAAGTAGAAAAATCAAAAGGTATTGAAAATAAAAATAGAGAAGATGTTAATAATTTATTTTCTGATATAAAAGTTTCAGATATTGTAAAAAGATTAGAAGCTTTAAGCAAAGTTTTTCAAAACAGAGAAATAGCCAGACAACTTGGTATAATAGATTTAATGCTTGATAGTTTGGGTTTAGCTGGGTTTTTTCCATCTTTAGCTGAAGCTACAAGATCTGCTTTAGAATCAAATCAGTATTGTCAATCACGAATTGAAGAAGTTTTATCTAGATTAGTTTCATCAACTGATGAAAGTGGTCAATCTTTAATTGATTCAGAAAGAGATAAAACTCAATCTAATAATATAATTGATAAAGAAATGGAAGAATATTTAAATGAAGAAGTGCCAACTATAAAAAACGAGCCTAAACCTGTAAAAGAAAAGGCTGAAGTGGAATCTATACCAGAAGAATTAAAACCAAAAGAAGAAGAAAATTTAGAAGTAATACAAGAACCAGAGACACCTCTGGCTTCTTCAGAAAGACAAATTCCAATAACACCAATGGTATAAAATGTCTTTAAAAAAAATATTAACTGTGATAAATTCTACAGCTAAAAAAAACAAACTTTCTAAACCATATCTTGTTGGAGGTTTTCCTCGTGATATTTATATGAAAACAATAGAAAATATTGTAGATTTAGATATAACGTGTGGTAATGAAGATACAAAAATTTTAGCTAATAAACTTGTTGAAATTTTACCTGAAACTGTATTAAAAACATTTAATGATGGACATAGTAGAATAAATTATAATAATTTTAAAATAGATTTTAGTAATAATTTTACAATACCAAATATAAAAAATATATTAATTGGCTCTGAAATAAGAAATCCAACACAGATGCAAGAAGAATTATATAGTAGAGATTTTACAGTTAATACTCTTTTAATGCCAATGGATTTATCATCTATAATAGACGCTACTGGTTTAGCTATAAAAGATATAAAAGATAACAAGATAGATACTTGTTTATCACCTCGTATAACTTTTGGTTATGATCCTAAAAGAATTATAAGAATAGTTTATTTATCTGCTAAATTAAATTTTATGCCTACTAAAAGAGTAATAGATTGGGTTAGAAAAAACAATAATGTTTTAAATAATGTTAAAGAAGGATATATCAAATCTAGATTAGAAAAAGCTTTTAAAATAAATTCAAAAATAGCTAATAAAATTATAAAAATATTAAATTTAAATAAAAACCTTCCTTATATAAGAGGTTTGATAATATGAAAAAAATAGTTAAATTAAGTGTGATTAGAGAAAATGAAGAAAGATCTTGTCCTTATGGTTTACCAATTAATGAAGCTTGTAATACTGTTGGTAAATTTATAAATGACATGTGTTCTTTAGAAGATATTAAAGATGATACAGAAAAAGAAATTATTGCAGCATCTAATAAAAGAATATATGCTTTTGCTAAAGAAAAAGATAAATCTGAAAAATGTAAGTTTGCGAATGTAATTTTTGATAATGAGAAAGTTGAATGTAATTTTGGGGATTATGCTGCAGGATTAGGAGCAACAACTGTAAATCCTGGGTCTATGGTTAATACATATTTAGATTTTGGATTTTATTCTGTACCATTTAATTCAGATTATAGGCATTTAAATAATTATTTTTTTGCTAATGAAAAAATAAAAAACAAAAAAGATGGTTAATATAACAAAGAAATATATTTATATTTCTGTGCATTCAAACATATATATATAGGACGTTAAAAGTATTTTTTTCGTATTAAATTATGCATATGGAGAAGAAATGGAGAAAAAAGCTTTAGAAGATAACCAATTTTTAGATTTAGAAGATGTTGTTCCTATGAGCTTAGAATTGGAAGTAGATGAAGATCCTTCAGAATCTTTAAACGAATTTTTTGATAATGTTGTTCAAGAAGTTGAAGAATGGAGTGAAGATAATGAAGGTAAAGAAAATCCTGAGTCAAAAGAAATATTCTTTAAATTGGATTTAATACCGGGAGCTACTGAAGATGATTTTATTGAAGAAGAACCTGAAGTAGAAGTAGAAGAAAAAATTCAAGAAGAGCCCATAGATTCTTGGGATTGGCAAAGACAAGGAGGTACTGGTTCTTTTTTGGATTGGATAAAAAAAATGTTTGATGGAGTTCCAAAGCATAGTGGAAAAGATACTACAGGTATTGAAAGAGCTATTTCTTATTTTGAAAGATTAGATAGAGAAATCTCTACTGCAATGAGAAAAGATTTTAAAAGAGAAATTGACGCTTCAAAAGCTGAACAAGCTAGAGAAGAAATAGAAAAAGGTTTAAATAGTTTGTTAGAACGCCTTGAAAAACTTCGTTCTAAAAAATTTAGAAAAAATAAAAACAAAAAAGCTTTTAAAGAATTTGGCTTAATTAAAGAAGGAGAAACAAGTACAACTGGTAAAATAGTTATAACTGTTCCATATTTCATATCAAATATTGCTAGAACATGTATAGAAGCCACAGTGCAAGCTGGAAAAGATATAGAAGAATGTTTTAATAAAATGGCTGAAAATTGGGATTTAGATAACAGAGAAAAATTTCAAGTTGCTACATTAATAAAAGATATGGGATATCCTTTGATGCTTGATAGAGTTAATTTTGGTGAAGATTTTATATTACCTAGTGAATCTAGAATTAGTGAATATCATACACAATATTATGCATAATGGAGATTTATGAAAAATACTAGATTAGATTATTTTAATAATAAAGAAAATAATATAGAATCTAACTATAAAACAAATTTATCTATAGTTAATACAGAAGATTTTAGTAAATTAATAACTAGTAGATTTTCTGATCCTAAAGTTGGTATAAAAGAATATCTTAATAGTTTTAGAGAAAGAGCTGGTTTAAAAGATTATTTAAAACAAATAAATGCTGAACTTGAAAATCAAGAAGAAAATATAAAAACAGCTCAAAATGAAATAAATTCTATTTTAGATATACCAGATATTAAATCTTCAATAGATTCTGTTTTAGCAAAAGGCGAATTTAATAGAACAATAGATTTATTAAATAAATTACAAGAAGCTGTTAAATATGATGATAGAATTCCTGAAGATCTTAAAGGTGTGACTCAAGATGCAGAATTAGTTAATTATATAAAATCAAAGATTGATCAAAATATTAATAAAATTAATTATATGGAAGCTTTACAATCAAAAGAACCTCCAAGTTTGTATTCAGATCAAAAAAATATGTCATATTTTAACTTTGATGGAAATAGTAAGGAATATGATGAGTCTGAATAATGATACAGTTAATTCACAACAAGTATTTGAAAGATTAAAAAATTCTGTATTAAATATAGATCCTGTAAATTTTTGTGAAAATTATCTTACATTAGATGGTAATCCTTTTAGATTAAGAGGTAATGGTTATAAACCTTTTGTGGATATTTATAGATATATTGGTTTAAAAAGTTTGAATAAAAATTCTATTCCTGTAGTTTTAGTTAAAGGTCGACAGGTTGGAGCTACAACTATGGGTGTAAATTTAGAATTATTTTGGATGGGTTGCGGTATGTTTGGTGCTCATGGACGATCTCCAATAAGAGTAGCTCATTGTTTTCCACAATTAGATATTGCAACTTATTATTCAAAAGCAAAGCTTTCTTCAGCAATTAATTCTTCAAAGGCTATAAAAAACGAATATGGTAAATTTGTTAGCTATATAAACTCAATAATGAATGATAAAAATAGTGAATCTATATATTCTAAATATTTTATAAATGAAAATAAAATAGATGTAGATTCTTTAGGTGTTGCTGCTGATAGATTAAGAGGTAGAACATATGATATAATGTTTTTTGATGAAGTTCAAGATATGTTCCCTAGAGCTATAATGAATGCTTTAAAAACATTATCTCAATCAAAATATGGACCAAAGGGTGGAGTTCAAGTATATATGGGAACACCAAAAGCAAAAGATAGTAAATATTATGAAATGTGGAATGCTTCTACTCAATCATATTATCATCTTGGATGTGAAAGATGTTGTAAATATTTTCCTTTATATACACCAAGTAGTGATGAATGGGAAAATATATGGTTAAATGCTAATGATTCTAGATGTGAAGTTTTTCATCCTGAAGATAGAGGTTTTATTGTAGAATGTGTTCATTGTGGTAAATTACAAGATAAAAGAATAGCAGCTGAAAGAGGAAAATGGATTCATAGTAATTCTCCAGATGAATTAAATGAAAAAGGAGATCCGATAATTAAATTTATGGGGTTTCATATAAATCAATTATACATGCCTTTATTTGAAAAAAAAGATATAATAAATCAAAAACCTGAAAATAATCCATTATCAGATGAAACATCTTGGAATAATGAAGTTTTAGGTGAATTTTATTCTGGGGATTCTTCTACTATAACTGCAGAACAAATAAAAAATATATGTGGTGATTATAATAGATCTATGATTAAATATATTAAACCTGAAGAATGCTTTAATGAACAAAATGTTTATCTAGGTATTGACTGGGGTAAAAAAATAGATGTTAATGTAGTGAATAGAGAAGGGGTTGTTGTTGCACCTAAAGGTCAATCTTATACTGTTGCTGTTGTATTAAAAGTAGAAGGTCCTAAATTATTTAGTATAAAATTTGCAACAAAATTAAAAAGAAATGATTTAACTTACAAAATAGAAGTAATAGATCAAATTATTAAAAATTATAATGTAAAAAGAGTTGTTGGAGATATTGGTTATGGACATGATATAATGGGTGAGCTTCAACATCAATATGGGTTAAAAGTTTTAGCAAGTGAAGCTATGGGTACTAAAATAAAAGGCAGAATTAAATTTGATGAAGATGATTTTCCAAAAACAATTAGATTTGAAAAAGACAATCAAATAGAAGAATTTATGAAATTATTAAAAACTGGAGCTATAAGATTCCCTATGAACAGTTGGGAACAAATTGCTTGGTTAATAAATCATTGTTCTAGTATGGTAGCTAAACCTGTAGGTGATAGATATGGAAATGTTAAAATAAGATATTCAAAAGGTATAACTCCTAATGATGGTCTTATGGCATTAATAAATGCTTATCTTGCTTATAAATTTGATGCAACAAATAGTTTTAAAAATAATGAAAAAATATATTATGATAATTTAACAGAGCAAAGTAAAAGTTTAGCTATTGGTGTTTATTGCCCAGCAATGAGAGTTGTTGGATAGTTATATAGGAATATATGAATGATAAAATTTCTAAAAGCGAACGTTTTGTATTTGGAAGACGAAATGGAGACCAAACACCTGGTATAAATGTTGCAAAATCTATAAGTAGTGTTAGAAAACAAGAAATTATTAAAGAAATAAACCGTGGAGAATTTAAATCTGGAATATCGCAAGATTCTCAAACAGATAATAAATTATCTCCTGTTGGTTATGCTGCTTTAGTAAAAAGTTCTAAAGGTATTGCTGAAGAATTAGATTTAAGAAAGACAGCAACAGTTAGCACAGGATCTTCGTTAGGAACGTCTTGGGGTGGTTCTGGAGGAACAGTAAGGCAAGGTCCTGAAATATATAGTCCATTATGGCTAACTAGTAACACACATTTACCAAGAGATAGAGGAACCATGAATGCTTGGGTTAGAGCTTATTTTGCTTTAAATCCAATTGTAAATAATGCTTTATCTTTACATTCTACATATCCTATTTCTAAAATGAACATAGTGTGTCAAGATAAAAGAATTGAAGATTTTTTTGGTAATATGGCTGAAGAAATGGATCTTTTAAATACCTGTGTTCAAATGGCTCTTGAATATTTTGTTATCGGTGAAGTTTTTCCAATGTTAGATCTTGATGAAAGTACAATGAAATGGCAAAGATGTATTATACAAAACCCTGATTATATTTATGTAAAAAGAACAGCCATTCCTACTGAACCAGAAATAAGTTTAAAACCAGACCCAGAACTTAAAAAAATTATAAATGGTTTAGATGTTGAAAGTAGAAAAGCTAGAAATAGTTTACCACCAGAAATAGTTAAATATGTAAAAGCTGGTAAAAATATTCCTTTAGATAATTTTTATATTTCTCATCTCGCTAGAAAAATTTCTCCATATGAAACAAGAGGAACAAGTATTATTGCTTCTTGTTTTAAAGCTCTTATGTTATGGGATAAATTAAGAGAATGTAAATATGCTCAAGCGGACAACTTGATTAACCCAATAACCTTGGTTAAGCTTGGTGGAAGTGCTGATCAAGAATATAAAGTCACTCAAGGAGATTTAGAAACTTGGAGACAATTATTAGAAGAGAGTCAATATGATAAGGATTTTAAAATAATTACACATGGCAGTGTTACGATTGAAAGGATTGGAGCACAAACTGTAATAGATATAAATGCTGACTTAGAGAGATTAATTAAAGAAATTTATATTGGGCTAATGGTTCCACAAGTTATAATGGAAGGTGGAGATATAACTTATGCTAATGGTAGCTTGAGTTTAGATGTTTTAAGACAAAGATACATGCAATTTCAAAGTATGTTATCTAAATGGATTCGTACAAAAGTATTTGCTCCAATATCTCAACTTCATGATTTTTGGGAATATTCTGATGGTGATAAAAAACTTATAGTTCCTAATATAGAATGGAACCATATGAATCTTTTTGATATGTCAGATTATATTAATCAATTAAGTCAATTAGTTGGTGAGAAAAAAATGGTATCTGTTCATACTCTTTATCGATCTTTAGGACTTGATTATGAAGAAGAACAAAGAAAAATTAGACAAGAGACTATAGATGAAGCTATTAAAGTTAAAGAAGATGAAATGCTTTCCAAGATGAGCCTTACAGAACTTAGAGCATTAGGTGAAGATGATGAGGTTCCTGATATAATAGAAATTCCTGTACCTGGAGAATCTCCTAATGAAACACCAGTTGCTGGTGAAGAAGAGAGTGGTGGTTTAGGTGGAGGTATGAGTGGAGGAATTCCCGCACCACCATCTGGAGCAGAAGGTATAGAATAATTATTTTTCAATATTATAAACTACTAAGAATTCTATATAAATCTTAGTAGTTAGTTTTTTAAGGTATAAATGGAAAAATCATCTCAAAGTAGAAGTTTAGGAAATGTTTTATCACCTTTGCGTTATATTGGTAAAAAATATTTATCTACAAGATCAGATATTTATAAAGATACTCTTAATATTATTATAAAAGCTGATGATATATTTAGAGATATAGGTAGAAAACAAAGCAATTATTTAAAAGAAATAAAAAAAGATAAAGGCAGATTAGAAGCTGTTAAATTTGCTCAAGATGTTTCTGCTTTTTTAAGAGAACAAGCTATATTAATTGAAATTGGTCAAAGTATTAGAGATAAATTTGCAGAAGAAGTCGGTTTAGAAGCTAATCAATTAAAAAATATAGATTATTATATTTCTAGTGAAATTGGTAGAACTCCAGGATATAATCCTAATCAAGTTGTTGAAAACAAGATAGATGTTGAACAACAATGGGAAATGGAAAGACCTTCTTCTATAAGTCGTTGGTTAGAAAGATATGTCGGTCAAAATAATGATTATACAAGATTAGAACCTGAAGAGAAAACAGCTTTAGAAAAAACTCCAGAATTAATTTCAGAAGCATTTTTAGCTTCTTGGTTTTGGGGTAGAACTCAAGCTGGAAAAGAATTAAAAAAAGGTTTTGATGTTATTTACAATACAGTATTAAATCTTTTTAATGCAAATCTTTCTACATTAAAAGTATTAGACAACTTAAGATCTCAAGGAGATCCTCAAAGTTATTGGAATGCATTAAAAGGTAAAAATGGTTTTGGAAATAATTATAAACGTTTTATTGAATCTGATCAATTTCAAACTGTTTGGAAAAAATTTGAAGAAATGATGTATCAATCTATGCAAGGACAACCTATTCTTCCAGAAGAAAGCTCTACAGAAAATAAAAATATAGAAGAAAAAAAAGATATTGATTATAAATTTTTAGATTCTGCTTATGATGAAGAACAATTTGGTGGTGATTAATAATGCAAGAGATAATCAAAATAGCTGAAGAATTAAAAAAAACAAATGATATAATCATTACTGCTGGATTTTTATCTAAAATAAAAAATAAAATATTAAATTTATTTGATAAATCAAGAAGAGAAAATGTAGAAGAAATGATTGAAGAAACTAATGATTTAAAACCTCAATTAGTTGATGCTTATAATTCAATTAGAGTTTTAGAAAGGGCTATAAATGATTTAGATGTTAATAAATATGAAGAGGAAATAAAAAATCTTCAACCTAAAATAGACGCTTTGTCTAAAACTGTAAAAAAGATTAAAGTTTTAACTAATGAGCCTAGATATAGAGCTGAAGCTGAGCCTTATATGGAAAAATATAAAAAAGATGGTGTTTTATATAAAAATTTAAATGAATTTGGAAAACAATTTGGTATAGATATTCAATATGGAACAAATATAATTCCTAATAAAAATGGAATAAAACCTATATTTACTTCTTGGGCTGCTGCTATATTTACAGGTAAATTAAGAAACAAATCAACTGGTGACTTTTCAGCTGGTGAATTTTCAGAAGAACATGAAGATCCAATGAGTTTTTCTAATTTACAAGATAAAATTACAGATGAAAGTATGATTGAACAATTTTATAAAGGACTTCCTTATTTTGATATTAAAGCCGTTAAACCAAGAGAAACTAGAGTTATTGATAGCAAAGATACTAAAATTAAAAAATTTGGAAGTGTTGAAGTTTTTATAGTATCACCATGGATTACAGTACCTAAACCGGCAGATAATTGGAATTTAAAAGTAAGTTTTGTAATAGTTGATAAAGGAGATCCAACGCAAAATAATAATTTTATAATATATAGACAATGGGTTATTGGAGCAAAAAAAGGAGCTTAATGAGTCAATTAGCTAGAATAAAAATAATTAAAAATTTAATTAATAATGCACAGACAGTTCCATTAATGAATACAGTATCTACTCCTAAAGTAAATAGTGCTCCTCCTGTACCTAAAACTCCTGCTCCTGTTGTTCCAGTTAATAATACTAAATCAAATGTTGTACAGCCACCACAACAAAACCAAAATAATACACCTGTTCCACAAAACACAATACAAACAACTCCTGTTATAAAAACAAATGAGCCAACACCTGTTCAACAACCTGTTCAACAACCTGTTCAACAACCAGGTCAACAACAAGAAGAA